GTAGGTGCTTTTACAGCATAAGCAGATGGTAGGTTTGCAAGTTCTTCTACTGCTTCTTGTGGTGGTACTTCCCAAGTATAGACATCAAAATATTCAATAAGACTTACAGAAACTAAGCCATCAGATTGAAGTTCTAATGCTTCAACTCTACACACTTTGCCACTAAATCCTAAACCAGCATAAGTAAGTGTAACTATATCTCCTACATTTAACTTATACATTTCAGGAGTTCCTAAGAACTGCATAGTGGTTTGGTTTCTGCTTCTTGTTAGAATTGCTTTACCCATGTTGTAAGCAATATAAGGATCAGTTATATATGGAAATTCTGCTTTTACTTCTAGTTCTTCTCCACCATCATCAGAAGTAAAATCATTTGCATCAGTAGTAGCAGAATGTAATACAGTTGCAGTATCTAATTCATATTTTTTATTTGCATTAAAAAATTCTATTACAACTTTATTTGCTCTTTTATCTTTATTACCATAATCAACAGTTATACCAGCATCAGCAATTATATGGTCATCAGTTATTGTAAATGTAGATGAACCAGTATCTTCTATTGATAATTCATACTTACCATCTACATAAAGAAATATACCTCGCATATTTGCAAGTAATTCTTTAGAATTATCCATTACTGTTTTATTAGCATCAACCAATCCGTTACAATGAAATCTTTTTACTTTAAGTAAATATGTTCCTGTATTAGAAGAATAATCAGCACCTAAATTAGAATCAAAATAAACTCTATAATCTTCACTAGCATCAAAAAACTCATCACGCCTAACATCTTTAATATTAATACCATTTAAAATAGTAGCAGCAGAAGAATTTTTTAAAGTAATCTGTTCTCCTATTTTATTTTGAAACCAATCTCTATTTGCATTAGTTCCAAGTACACTAATAAAATCATTACCATTACTACCACTCCAAGTAAGTGATTGTGCTGAACCATTAAAAAAAGGTTGGTCAACTAATGTATCAGCAGTATTAGCAGCAGTTTCAAATGTAGATGTATTGATTTTAGCGATTGGTAAACCTTTACCATATTCAGTATTTGTAATGTAGTCTAAAAAGCATAAAGCAGGATTATCTGACCATTCATAAGTTGATACTGTTCCAAATGTTTGCCCTGAATCTCTAGGATCAAAAACTTTCTTACCTTTTACTTGAACTGTTAGTTGTGGTACGCCTGACCATATTCCCTCTTTATCATAACCAAAGTGTGCTGCTATGTAGCAAACACCATCCAATCTATGTGCCGAAGTCCAATTAGACATAGAAGCAACTAGCATTGGATCAGCAGTTTGTGAAGCTGCTCCATGATGTAAGTTAAATACATACCTATATTTAGATGTGGGTGAAGTACCAAACCCACCAGAACCTGCATCTATACCTGTTCCATTTTGTGAAACAGTATTTAATGAACCTGCACCTGAACTTATTTTATCTGAACCTATATATCCACCATCTCTAAATCTAGCAGAATCAGTAAGTGGGTTGCCATCTAGTTCTATTGTTTTACCTAGTATTTCCTCACATTCTCCAACTGCTAAAGCATAGACTACATATAAATCTCTTGAATCATTAGCGTTAGTGTCCATGTAGATTATTTGTGTACCAACTCTACGAGTACCATATATAACTGGTAATTTACCACCAGCAGATGTTTTGTTTGCAAGTATGTCCTGACCTTTTGCCAACATCTGTCTAGCTTGTAAAAAACCTTTTACACCAACAGCTAGTGTTGCAGCTTGTAGAGCAAATCTAATTGGATTATTTACTGCATATCTAATAATTGCAGTACCTACTGCTCTAAAAAAACTTGCTATTGCACCAAACACCATTTACATACCCCACCTGACATCTTCTTTAACCTGCGTAGCAAATTCCATACCTTTGTCACCACTACTGAATGACTGTTGAGATTCATCAGAAAAATGTCTGCCTTTTGTCAAATTCCAATTAGACCAATGACTTGCAACAATCATGCTTAGAACAGAATCATTTATATTTTCCTGAATAGATACATTTCTTATCTGACCTGTAAAATAATTGATAGCACCTACAATAGCTTCGTTTGAATCAAAGTAAGCTAAATATATTTCTACTGTTTTATCTGTAAATGCACCACTTTGAACTAAAGACCTAACTTGATCTGTAATATTAGAAAATCCAATATTAACTTCATCAACTTGTAGTTGTCCTGTTTCAGCAGTTGAATCAACTGTTAGAAATGAACCACCAGCTTCATAGGTATTAGAATCATAAATAACATTTGTATAGTAATCAGTAAGTCTTATTGTGGATGATAAGTTTAACTCAACTAAAAAAGCTGTCTTAGTTGCAGTTGATGATACTTGTGTTTGTAAACCAGCAGATAAACTTCTAGGCATTATGTAATAACCTCTCTAACATCAAATGAAATACTGTATAAACCACTTGCATCTGTTGAATACATAATTTCATTATTTTCAAGATATACAGTAAAACTTGGTTTATTTACAGTTACAGCTTCATTATCTGCTAGAGCAGCTACTAAGTTTGGCGATATTAATACAGTAAGTTCGCCACTTGAATTAGAATCAATATCTGATTGCACCATGTAAACTTTAGAATGGTTTGCAAACTTAATTAAATCACCTGCTTTTAATGCACCTGTTGTACTAGCAGTAAAACCATCTAAAGCAATAGAACCATCAGCAGCAGTATGTGAACCATTGACTAATATATCTGTTTCACCTTTTGAAGCACCCAAATTATCTAATGGTGCTTGTATTGTAAAATCTTCAAAAGAACCTTTTTGCTTTTGTAGAAATGCAAATATCTCCATAGCTTTTTCTTGTTGCATAGGTGGCATTTGTGCTGTAAATGAAAAGTATTGTGAGCCTATTTGTCTGACTTGTTTTTTACCTGATAGTGTTTGATTTAATAAAGTAGGTCTATTATCTTGAAAGTTTAAGGCTCTAAATAATGGGTTGGTTGGAAAAGCACCTGACATTATACAACTCCCATCTTACCTTGATTGTTCATAGCATTATTAATAATGCTAGTTATTAGCCCTTTTCTTGATGCTAAGAGTTGATCAAAACCTGCTGCATCAACAGTAGATATATTAAAATTAACTGTAGTTCCCATACCTTGTCCTTTAGTATGATCTATGACAGTTTCGTTTGGATGTAATATTGCAGGAAAACCACCTTTACCATCTATACCACCTGCTCTAACTCCACTTCCTGTAAAACCACCATTATCAAAACTTAAACCTGCAAAAAAAGTTTCCATCCTACCTGATATTGGTTTTATTATTGCTTGTTGTATAGCTATTCTTAAAAGTTGTTCAATAACAAAATTTGCAAAATCTTGAAACTGTATCTTACCTGTTTTTATGCCATCAACTATAGCATCTTCAAATTTTTTCATAGATTGAACTGCTGTTGTTTCTAATGTTTTTTGTAATCCCTCTTTACCAAGACTATCATTTAATCTTTCAATTGGTGATAATAAATCTGTTAAACCTGCTTGATAAGTTTCTACAAATTCATCAAAATCTTCACCACCAGCTTTAATTAATGTTATCAAATCATCAATTTTTAGATTAAATTTTTCTGCACTAGAAGTAAAATCATCAAAGGTATTTCTTTTTTCAAACAAATCAGCAAGTTCGCCATTAACTTTCATTAATTCAAACTTAACAATATTAATTTCTGCACCTAAATCTTTAAACAATCCAAATAATGATTGTCTAACTTGCATAGTAAATAGTCTTGTTTCAAGTAAATCACTTCTAATAGCAGCAAAAACAATTCTTATATCGTTCGTGAACGCAATCATAGCATCCATAAAACCTGCCATAGCTAAGTTAAAAGATTTTAAACCCTCCATAAAACCTACAGCAATATTCATTCCTAGCGTGTTAAAACCACCAGCAGCACTATTAGCATCTTTAAGTGTGCCACTAAGTTTTTCACTTATAGCTTGAAGTGCAGGTACAAAAGCAGCAAAAACTTCATTTTTAACAGCACCTAATTGTAATTTAACAACTGCCATAGAATCGTTGAATTGCTCAACATTTCTAATAGTTTTTGTGGATAGTATAATACCTAAATCTCTTGACCTTTGTATTACAGCTTCTAAACCTTTTGCACCATCTCTAAAAGTTTCAGTAAATTGTAAACCTGATCTGCCGAATAAGTTAGCTAATGCTGTTGCTCTTTCAGATGCAGAACCTAAAGTACCCAAACCTTCAGCAACATCAAATAAAACTTGTTCATAGCTTTTTAGACTGCCATCATTGTTTTTAATTTCAACGCCTAAGTCTTTAAAAATATCCTGTTGTGTTTTAAGACCTCTACCAGCATCACCAATCGACCTACTAAATTTTTCTAAACCTTTTTGTGTTTGTTCTATTGTTGATCCTGATTCAATAGCTGCTAATTGAAATGCTTGTAATGTATCAGTAGTTATTCCTGTTCTTGCAGATGTTTTACCCAATGTGTCGATATATTCAAAAGATTTTTTAACTAAAACAGCAAGTCCAGCAGCAGCACCAAGAGCAGCTATACCTACACCACCGATTAGCTTTGCAGCTTTTAATGCACCACCACCAACTGATTTTAAACCTTTAGAGACTTTATCAAAAGCTGCTTTAGTTTTATCAACAGCAGTTAGTTTGAATTGTATTTTTTTACTTGCCATTATTTTGCCTTTCTTCTGCTAACTCAAAGTATGCTATCCAACCTTGATATTCTTGGATGCTAATTTTCTGCAATTCTTCTAAAGTCTTTCCTAGTTTTTCAGCTAGTGCATATTGCGAATATAAATTAACATCCTCTATTAGTTTTTTTTAACATCCTCAATAGGTTCTTGCCCCATAATCTGAGTTGCTACTCTT